TGAAAATTCTCGACGGCGCAGCAGAAACGCTCAAAAGTCTCGGCGCGTTCATTCGTTTGCAGGCTCATTCAAGTATTCGATTATTTGTTGTGCTGATATGATTGTTTGCGCTAAAAACAACAATGCAGCGTTTTTGTCTTCCATTATTAGCTCCGGCAATTTTCTGCCAGCTTCTTGTATTTTGAGTACGTCTTCGCTGTAGTCTTTCATTTGCTTATTACTCCTTTTTTTAGAAAATCTAAATGTTCTTGAGAAGGGTGAATAGTAGCAAGCCGTTCTTTATATGAACCGCAAGGCTTTAAGCACTTTGGCTGAAAAGTTTTTACTCGAACCTCCTCAGGAACAGGCTTAAATCCGCCAGTACCAGGTTGCGTTTTATGCCAAGCTATAAAACGCTCAACGCTTTCTGTCACTTCATTTATGCAACTGCATTCAATCTTATTCATCATTTTTCCTTTCCCCTAACACTACGTTCCAGCGGATTCGCTACGCTTACCGCTGAACTCTGCGTTATCCCACCCCGTCTTTCATGGGGTGTGAATAAGCATTGGATAATTAATCTTCATTATCAACAGCATCAAGAATCGCATCCATTAAATCACCGAGAAATTTTTGTTTAGCTTGCCTAGCTTCATCAATACTTATGTATTGCCCTATAAATTGCCTGTGCTTTTGTACTTTGCACTCCAAATGCCATTTATTTCTAGTTTTTGCAAAAGAAATACCATGGTCATTTGGATTTTTCATCTGACTTCTTATATCTGTCAGGCATTCCGCTGCCTCGGTAAGCGTTAAAGTAAAAAAATTAACTTCCATGCACTCTTCTTCTTTTACATTTCCAAGCCACTCTTCCCATGGTTGACCTTTATTAGTTGCCAAAACCTCTAATGAAGTTTCCCCATAATCAAGCGGAGTACCTTTTTTTCTGTGGTAAAGCGCAGAAACCCTGGACGGCCTCACCCATAGCTTATCGGCTGAGTCTCTTAACCGAAATGGAAGCACAGCGTCATAATAGGCTTTTTCTTTGCCTGGATTTTCTAACATATAAAGAATAGCATCTTGATAGGCATCGTCCATGTCCATTGCAGCAGGTGCTATTTTGTCTAAAACTACTGCTTTGTAAGCGTGATATTTTGCAGTATTTTCAAAAATTGCAGTCATGTTTTACTCTCCTTTATTTTCTACGTTAGGCAATTTGAACTTTTCAACGTCCCATATCCAGAACTTGCGAATCATAGTGTCGTAATCCGCATAGTTTTCAATAACGTGAATTCCATTTTCAAAATGGTTTAATTCAATTCTTCGGTTAAAAACCCATGAATTCCTTATTGATAAACAAAGTGAAAACAGCGCAAAACAAATCGCCACAATATCTAACCAAGCCATGTTTACTCTCCTTTGTTTAACCGTTTTAACTTGGCTAATAATTTATTGTTTTTTTCTACACTTTCAGCTATTTCTTTTGAGTGTTTTTTAATAGTATTAACCATTTCCTCTGCTGGTATTTCAAATATATTTGATTGCAGATAAGCGTCAATTTTTTCAAGTTTGATTAAATCAATCAGTTCTTCGCGTGTTAATGTGTCTAGTTCGTCAGCGTTTATTTTAATACTCATGTCTTACTCTCCTATTGCTTTGAAAATATCCATGTTTTTTCCTTATTTAATTAACGACGAAATCCCTTGAATTAGGTATATTTTTGGCGCAAGCCAAACCATTAAAAATGGTTTTATTTGGGAAAATAAAATTGTTATAAGGAAAAGCGAAGCAAAACCACCAAGTATCAACGACATAACTTCCAAAGGCTCGCAAATATCATTGTTGTCACCTTTTGTTCGTATTTGTTTTGCGCCCCAAATACAAATTTTTATCATCACAATATTTAATGTGCAAACAATCAAAAAAACCGCTGTTTCAAGTACGCGCCCATACACAATATACTGCTGCGCAACATCTGGAAGCTGTTCGACTGCAAAATCTTTTAATTGCGCGGCATTGTCAGCAATTCCTGTGAGTATTTCTGCTAGTTTTGCTTTTAGATCGTTTTCCATGTTTCTCTCCATTCATTTTTAAGTGGGGCTTATCACCCCGCGATGCCCGTAGCCCCATTCGTCAATAAGGTTCACCTGTAAATTCAGGCTATACATTTTCAGGCCTTTCGGCTCCTGTGCCGGACTATTCAGTTACACAATTGTTTTTAACCCTGAACACACTCTGCGGGTTGCGTTTCACGGTCAACCCGTCCCGCAGCATGAATCGAGTTCTCTCCAAGAACAGCATCACGCGCCCGAACTCGTCCTCGCTGCGCCAGTCGATGCCCAGCAACTTCAGGCCAAAGCCAATTTGCAGGCCATTCAGGTTGCCCATGTGCGTCCAAGTGTCTGGCAGCAATGCCTTCACCTTGTCTTCGTTATCGCGCAGCCATTGCTCGTTTCCGAGAGTGTCTTGCAAGCTCATGCTTCTCTCCATTCATTTACACGATTGTTTTTAATCTTCCTTGCCAAATAAAGCTTTTATTGCCCATGTCCATTTTCCTGTTTCCAATTTTGATAAAACAAACATTGTTAAAAGCGCAGCACAAGTTGCGTAGAAAATACCTATTTCTAGCATGTCATTAACTATAAAAAATGCCCATGTTAGCCAATAAACAATCGGAATAGCTAAAAACATAATTACCCTCCTTTAATACGGCTGACCACTGTTTTCCCCTTCTTCCTACCAAAGCGACCGCGTGTTCTTTGGCTTTCCGGTTTTGGGTAAGTCCGCTTTCCGGGTTCGCGTCCCAATGGTCATGCGTATTCTTTCTTACCGATACCGCGCTAGTTTAACTTCCACATCTTCGGCATCATCCGGCAATTCCAATTCTGTTAATAGACAAAAATTAGATTTACCTCCCTCACAAACAGATTCCCAATCATCCTGTTTCAAAAATTCTTGCAATGATTTTTTTGTATTTCTCATTTCCCAGCCGTCGCCACCAAAAGATTTTGCAAGCAAATAGGCGCGTTTACTTTCTTTGTTATACAGAAACAATCTATTATTTGCCACTTTTCTCTCCTTAATTAAAAACAACTATACACACAAAAGAATCACAAATCAAGATACTCGCGTACTTTTTTTTCAGCCTGTTTTTTCCGCGCACCAAACTCTGCGCGCTCAGCTTCGCCTTTTTCATGCCATGCAGGTTTTGGTAACTTTAGTATTGAAAGCAGGTCTTTAAGTTTTTTCCGCACACCCTCCGGCATTTTTTGTTCAAGCAGTGGCACGTTGTTTTCCAGCAACGGAACATCACGTCCTATCTGTCGAGCGTGTTCTATCGCTTGCGTTCTTTTCGCCGCGTCAAAGCCAAGCGATACATTCCAGCTTACCTTTTCGCCTCGTTCTTTCGATTCGCGCACTATGCGGTTATAAGCGTCTTTGAATGCCATCCTCGCGCCCACTTCGTCGCCCATACTTAGCACTGGCTTACATATTCCCCAGGCTTGCGCCATGTCTTGCGTCCAAACAACCGTCTCAAACTCGTCTTGTGCTTTCAGTGCCGTCGCCCATGCTTCGTCGGCATCCGGGCGCGGGTCTTGTCGTGCGTCTATCTTTGCGATCAGGTCAGCCGGGGCTGGAAAAAATCGGCCTCGGTCAGAATCACGTAAATGCGCCTCCAGAGCGTTTCTAATGTCCTCGATGCTATACCGAGCCATGACACGGAAAAACATCGCAACCTGAGCTGATTTAGGCGGGTTCTTGCCCATCAGTTCTGCTGTACTGACCAGCAATGCCTCAAAGTCGTCAAAATCATTCTTAAACATCAATCACCTCGTCTAAAAATCCAAGCATGCGCTTTGCTTCCAGGTTTCGTGTTTTTGCGTCGTTTTTGTCAACCATTGGTACGTTTTTGTCAACCACCCATTCCGCTTTGAATCCAACCCATCCTCGTTCACAACAGGTTTGCAATGCGCGTTCAAGCGAATACCCGGCTTTGTCAGCTTCCCTTTTGATTCCAGCAAGCGCGGTTTCCGTGACCGGCGCTTTTTTGGCTTTTCGCAGTGCAATAAAATCATGCGCTATTTTTTCGCTAACCTCGGCCAGCAAATTATCGGGCGTTATATTGACGGTTCCCTTACGGTTCTTTGACGGTTCTATTACGGTTAGGGTGAACGTCGTTCGGGGGTGGGGTGAACGTGGTTCGGGGGTGGGGTGAACTACGTTCGGGGGCGTGGTGAACGTGGTTCGGGGGTGAACGTCGTTCGGGGGTGAATATTGTTCGGGGGTTAGTAAATACTTAGTCGATCTCCCGGTACTCATTTCGCGGGTCAGTGCGCCGTTTTGTTCTAGCCATAAAATGGCTTTTTGTACAGCTCGATCTGTTGCGCAAACACGCTCAGAAATAGTGGCTATCGACGGCCAGCAGGTGCCGTGATCGTTTGCATTATCAGCCAAAGATATATATACAGATTTTGCCAAAAGCGGCATTTGAAGCGGCCAGACTAAGGCCATGATCTTCGTACTCATACTGTCCTCATTAGTGACCAGCCCAAGTGTGAGAATTACCGGGCTGGCGCACTTTTTCAGTGAAAAAACGGCATCTTGAGCCAGTCGCTAATGAGGACAGCTTTCAATGCCAGCCATTTTTACGCTTCTCACGGCGTTACTTGATTTTATTGCAACCAGCTAAAAAAGCAAGCCCGGATTTAGTTATTGCCCACACTCTCGCGTTCCTGCCGGTTTTGGTCGGTCTAACCTGAGCGGTCAAACGAACATAGCGCGGAATTTCAGGAAGTCGTCGGCAAATCTGGTATTTATCGAGACAACAATTCTTGGCTATTTCGTCAGCCGTTCCGTCTTTCATTTCAGACAAAGCTAACAGAATAGCGCGGTAATGTATCGTTGTTACTGAGCCTATTTTTTTAGCAGCGTCTTTGCTTGTTTGCGGGTCATTCTTTCTTGCTCTCATCTTGATCTCCTATGAAAAAATCACACTTTTTGTCGGGGATTAAAAACGCTTCAAAGTCAGAATACACTTGATACCCGATGGGTCGCCCAGGCGATGTGAACCTCAAGCATTTTTCTTTTTGCGCGCACTTTTTTGCTGAACACCTGGCATATTCGTATGAAAGTGTCATATCTCACCTTTGCATGGCCATGTTTGTTTGAGTATAAAAGTCACAATTTGCGAAGCGGGAAAATGCCTGATTTCAGGATTTTCTTTCACAAACTTAATCACAACATCTTGCGCTTGTCCGTAGGTCACATTAGGGTTTTGGCATTGAATCGTGCCGCGTGTCATGTCTGCAACAGCGCTTATATAGCCAAGACCATACACTCTGACGCCAGGTTCTTTGTTTTCGAGTGACGCCAAAAGCTCATTGCCTGTTATTGCGTGTGCTGATGATGAAACAAATAACAATGCCGCGAGTAACTTTTTCATGCCATTTCCTTTATTGAAGTAAGTAACAATCGAATCCCCGCCGATGAATCCAGCGGCCTTTTTCCTGTTTCACGTGAAAACTTTCTGCCGTTTTGGTCAACCCAAAGCCGTCCGTTAATTCTCAATTTCACGTTTATTTTTTCGTCAAGCTTCTGCAAAATCCCCTCATGCGTGTACATTTATCACTCCTCTCTCAAAAAGTTGGCCGATGGTCTTTCTATGCGTTTCTTCCCATATTTCTATGCGCTCTGTTTTGCTTAAAATGCTGCCCTGGTCTATGTCAGCGTGACACCGAAAACATAATGCCGCCACCCTGTAATCATGCGCTTTAATGCCTCGGCCTTTTCCATCTCGAAGCTGGTTAGAGTGCGCAGCCACTATCGTTCCATCCTCTGCGCCGCAGTGTTGGCAGGGCAACTCACGGCAAGCTTCAAGTATTTTCTTGTTCCGGTACATTCTCAGCCTTCCACGCTTTCACGTATTCAATCAACTCTGACATTTCAGCTTTGGTCATTGTGCTGGTTCGCTTGTAAAGCACGTCCATACCCTGACCGTCAAGCGCTTGCACATAGATTGCACCTTGCCCGGTAGCCCGAAGCCATGCGCTAGTCATCAGGCGTTTCCATTGGTCAACGTCCAGCGTCATCCCACACCATTGCTTAGTTTGAGCAAGTTCATGCAATTCAGCGTGTAAAAGTGCGTTTTGCTCAAGGTTTCGCGTCGGCTCTGTAATCTTGACTACCCAGCCGTCAGGCGCTTGCCTGACAGCGTTTACAGCGTTTTCACGCGCAGCGGTATGTACTAACTTGAATATCACGGCACAATCTCAGTTGCAATGGTTTTGGCCTGACCAATCTTTTTAATTGCAGACCGCTTTTGACTGTTTACTTTTGACCATAGCGCCGCCTGTTGTTCGGTGTCAAGCGTTTGCTTGGCTTTTGCGTATGCGTCAAATGTTGCCTGGTCGGTTTCAGCGCATTCTATTTCCATCGCAAAGTCCAGAATTAGCGCGCGTTCCTGTTCGTCACACTTGTCAAAATAGTCCTGACCTCCTACGTTAGCGGGTATTTGCATCGGTTTTTTAACAACATGGTGAGTAGTAGAATCAGCATCATTGTCGCCTTCAGTCGGTATGCAAAATGTTTGAAAAGCTGCATATTTATAAGCGGCGCTCATAGCTTTGTTTGTCGCTTTATCTGCGCTATCCATTGCTTCACCGAACGTTTTTGCTGTATGCTTTGACCAGTCATGTGACGACACAAAATCAAATTCCGCTTCTACGACTACGGAAAAAATCACTCCGCCTTTTGAAGATTCTCTTTCTGTCTGTAGTCGTGACAAAACACGCGGAATAATCACCAAACCATGCTTGGCAACCACTGGAGCTAGAGCGTTATATACGTCATCAATTCCCCTAAATGAATAACCCTGCTGGGCATTTTTCCTGCTTTTAGAAATGCCGTCTTGCGCTAATTCAGCCGCAACTGCGCTAATTAAAGCGTAAACATTTTTGCTATTCATAAATTCCTCTTCACGTTGTACTGTTTCGTAGTGCTGTTGTTGGCTCATTTCATTTCTCCTGTAAAGCTATAATTATACACACTTAATCAATTAAATCAACCTGCCCCTTCAAATATTTTTTTCGGTGTAGCTCCCATCGCACAATCGTTAGTTGCAGCGAAATAATCCTCCGCTGTCTTTCCAAGTCGTCTATGGTGGCTTGTAATGCGTCGAGTTCAGCCTGGTCGTCGTCGGGCGCAAAAAAAGCAATGGCGTTTTGCCAGGCTTGTCTAAATTTTGATTCTGGAAAGTACAGCTTGAAAAACTCTTTGATGTCAGTCATTTTTCACCTCTTGCTTTGATTGCCTTGATCAGGCTGTTAATGTTTTCGAGCTCATCGACTAGCCAGTCAACTTCGGCGTGAAAATACCCCATCCCTCGATCTCGCTCGACAATTATTTTCCCGATTGCCCTTTGAGCTTCGCGCAAGATACGGGCAGCCTCTTTCAGCATTTCTTGGTCAGTCATTCTTCGCCTCTCTTTTCAATAAGATATGCACAATCTTCTAGTGCCTCAATCACAATACTTAAATGCTTATCTGTCTCAGCAGCTTCTTTTCTACATATTGCCGCGCACTTTTTACGCTCATCTGCTCGTACTTTTGCTTCAAGTAATTCAGCGAAGCGTTCAAGGTGCAACAATGCCGATTCGCTCCAAGGCTTGCTAGAACCATCGCCCCAAACCTCCCGCGCTATACTAATAGTGTCGTCTTCAGCCATTTATGCCCCCAATGCGTTAAAAATAGCCTGCACTTGCTCATAAGTCAGGCCAAAAGAAAGAATTAGCAAAGCCGCAAAACTTACGCCAGCCAGCCCCCAAGTTATGCACTCCATTACAATGCGTCCTATCATCTTGCTTCCTCTAGTATGCGTCTTGCTGTTTTTTGTTCAATGTAGCGCGCAAATAGCTCCAAGTCATCGTAATTAGTCAAATCCATTTCGCGCCATTCTTCAAACTTTTCGACTAGGGACTTACCACCCCAAGAAATAGCGCCCGTTTTTGTATGGAAAAACACTTTTGCTTTCATTTATCACCCCTTGCTTTAGCGATCGCGGAATCGCTGCGATCTAGGCTTGCTTGCGGTAACGGGTGGTTGTACGCGGCGCAAAGTTCACGCACTATTGCCGCAAGCTCGATGTTGCACTCGTAATTGTCAGGCGCGGCGGCGATCAGGTTGGCGTTGGCTTCGCCAATATGGCCGCCGACGGACATTCGCTGGTTTTCGGAGTCCCATTTGCTAACAACATAGCGCCACTGCATGGTCTTATACGGCCATTCAGTATCAATCTTCCACGGCTCCGGTGTGTGTTTGCTCATTTTCCCCCCCTCAATCTCTATCGCCTGCGTCTTCATGCCGACAAGAAAAAGCTAACCTTTCTAAGTAGTCTTCACGTTGTGCGTTTTTTGCTTTGCGTAGCGTCTCATCATCAATCTCAATTAGCTTTTTGCCGTGCAACCAAACAATATATGAAGGTTCTATTTCTATCACCTCTTCTATTGTTTTACCTTTGAATTTTCCGAATGTAATCATTTCACCCTCAACTCTTCTAATCTTTCCCGCAGGCAGTCAGTTAAATACGGGTAACTTGTGCCCGCGCTACCGTCTAAAATGACATGCGCAAGCGCTTCGATGCTGTAATTGCCGAAACCTGCCACGTCAATGCGCTCGTCTTTGAAAATCACTGCATACTTAAAAACATCCATTTCATCGCTCCATAAAGTAAATTACTTCGTCAGAAATACGTGCTTCGTCTTTTTTGCTCATTTTCTTTTCAAGCCAATCGGCTTTGTAACCCTTGCGGTCACAAATAACCCAGTTCATGCGGCCACGAAGCGTGCCAGCGTCATCGTAGCCCATGTCATACTCAATCACCGCGGCAATGCAAGGAATTCCGCATATTTTCGTATGTAAGTCTGCTATGCTGGTGTCTGTGAATTTCATGTTTTCCCCTGTCAATGAATATAATTATACACACTTTAATAAAGTGTGCAAGTTATTTTTTTCCGGTGTTGTAAAAAAAAGCCCGGCACTAGGCCGGGCGAATTGCTGGACAAGCCAGCCAGGAGATGAAACACGTCAGTTTACTTGCTTTGCCCTCTACTGACAAACCAGTAACCGAGTACAGCCGAAGCTTGCCCGGTCAGCCACGCAAAAGCTTGCATTGCAGCGTCATACCTCTGGTCAATGCTCAAGGTTTCCCATCCCGCGCCTAAGCGTTCGACTAACAGCCAGTTCAGGTATAGCGCCATGCCGACGAGCAACAGCGTCAGGCTAGGGCGTATCATGCGCCGGAAAGCGTCCGTTAATATCAACAACCATGCCCAACCGCCAGCGCTTTTAACCGTCTCAGCGTCCAGCGTATCGGCTGCATGCGCTTGTCCGATAGCCGTCATTCTGGCTGTTTCTATGCTGCCCTCTGCCTCTGCGACTGCTACTTGTAGCCTGCCTTCGGCTTCGACTTTGGCTAGTTCTCTATCTTCTTTTCTCAGTTCTAGCTCGTGGGCTTGGTCAAGTTTTTTGATCTCAATGTCGGCTTTTTTATTCAGGAAAGCGAATATGCCACCAATCAGACTGCCGACCGTGCTTGAACCTAAAATCGCTAAAATTGCGCTTAACATACAACCTCCAAAGTAAACGGCTTACCGCCTGCCCAATCCATCAGCTTTCTAAGTGCAGGGCGTGAAACAAGTCCGGCGCGCTGCATACGTCCGTCCGGTATCTTGATTGCGCCTAGTCTCTCGCATGGGGCAATGCAGCCGTGTAATTGCGTGACCCATCCATTAGTCACATCCCCGGCAAGATTCGACGCATGTATTAAGATATGGTCTCTGCCTGGTACATTTCTCACCCCATAAACTTTCCCGAATCTTGGGCTATTCACCAAAGCGCACTGATATGTCCCTGTTGGTATGCAACTCACTCGGCGCGCATTGTCTCGCCACGGCAATTCGACCGTGTGCAGTACGTTTCCACCGAAATATAACCTGCCAAAAGTGCCTTGGTCTGTACTGTTTCCGCGCTTTAGCGTGACAATCATCTGTCTATGCAAGAAGCAATTAAACGATATTCCTTGGGCATATCTTTCAGCAATTTAGCTTTTGCCAGTTCGCACGTTTGCTGCGAACCGTGAACCGTAGTTATCGGTTGCGTCATCGTGCCGTTTGCCATCACAAAAAACGCTATTAAGTATGTCATTTGTCCACTTTGTTTAGTCGTTGCTCGATCTGACTGATCTTAGCATCAAATAACTGATCTTTTACCTTCAATTCCATCAAATCCTTGCTCATGGCGTCTTGTTTTTGCATCACTTCCTTGCCTAAACGAACCGCGCTTTCTAGTTGAATTTTCAGGTCTGCCGCTTGCCATCCGGCATAAAACAAAGATGAAGCAACAACACCAAACCCGCCTATTAGCCAGGTTATCGGCACTTCATAACGAATCGTCATCTTTTGTTGTGGTTGAATTTCGTTCATAATGTCTCTTTATTGCTAATCATCCAAATATGTTGTGGGGTAACTCTTGAAAACGTGCCAGGTCTAAACAATGGTTCGTTAGCTTGTGAAAATGCCCACGCAACAAGTTCAGAACAAAACCACTTGTCTGTTTTTTCCCAATTGCGCCTAGCCACAAAGCCAAAAATTGCACCGATGTCATAAGGTTTGCCGACTTGAGACCGCACTGCCTTAATTATTTCAGCATCGTTTCTAGTCTTTATTTCAGCAATTACCCAACTTTCATATTTATTCTTTGCTTTTTCAAGTTTAGACACCCGTACTTTAGGCCACACTGCTTCGATAATCTCGTCACCGTCAATAATTGCAACGTGGCTCCAATCGCTCCAAGTAAACACCCGGATTGCCACCGAAACAGGAAGTTTACTTGTGCAGAACAATAGTTTCATGGCAAAAAGAACGATTGTCGAAAAGGCATCCAAACAGCGATGAAAGCTTGGATGTTGTCTTTAGTAATTACCAACGAGTTACCGTTAGCAAACTCAAAGCGCGTTGGCTGAAAGTTAGCGCCTTGCAATTGGTATGCTGTAAGAATTGCCAGCAAACCATTCTGGTCATACAGTGTTGCGCTGCACATGACGCCTTCAAACTCAATGCCAACTAGCTTGGGGTCAGGTGGTGGGGCAGGTGGCTGATTAGCAGCTCGAATAGCATTAGCCTCGGTTTCTGTAATTTGAACAGAACCGTTTGGAAGCACATGGACAAACGCCGTATTGTCGAGGAAATGCAGGGTGTTGTCAGGGGCTTTGTAGTGAGGCATATTGTTGTCCTTTATCTAAGTTCGCGCCAGGCTAGTATCCCGATACTACCTGTAAAGTTCAATCTGTAACTTTGCCCAGGTGGAACTACAGCCATTAAAGAAAGTGTAATTTCTCCAGTGAACCCGGAAAATGGATTGGCGTAAAACGTGTTAGTGCCGTTTATTACAATTACTGCATCTTCCCCGTTATTGAGCGAAACGAGTATGCATAACATTATTGGTTTTCCGGTCGTGTTGTAATACGTTGTCGCTCCTGCTCGACTGCCCGTCACGTCTTGCCAAGTCTGCCCATAGCCAATGCTGGACATAGCCGTTATAGCTTGCCCACCAGCCCCCTGAATCAACGATGGTGCAGTAACCCATGTTCCCGCCGTTGCTTGCGTACTGCGAATAATGCCAATGACACGGTAAGCAAGGTTAGTACGTGCTGTTGTGCTATACACCACTGTCGCACTATCTGCCGCACCTGCCCCACCTTCTGCCGTGGTTGAGATCAGATTCGTTTCAGACAGGTCAGTACCGCCAGCAAGGTTGACCGCTGCCAGTTCAAGCGTTCCAGCGTTATTCATCGCCAGCACCGCAATATCAGACTGAACAGCATTTACAGTTCCAAGTGTAGAACCACTGCTAATGACCAAGTTTGCCGGAGTGCCAGACACTCTAGTGACTGTACCGCTTCCTAAAGTAGTAGAACGGAAGTCAAGCGTTAAAGCCGAAGCGCTAATTGTTAAAGCGTTACCAGCGACTGAAGCCGAAACAGGCTGTATTTGCGGTTGTGGCGTTAATAATGCTTCAAGCGCTTGTCCACCGATACCCTGAATTAAACTGGGCGCGGTTGCCCACGTTCCCGCTGTTGCTTGCGTACTGCGGATAATCCCAAGGACACGATAGGAAAGATTAGATCGTGCCGTGGCAGAGTAAACAACAGTTGCGCTATCTGCCGCCCCCGCTCCACCTTCTGCGGTAGTGCTGACAAGATTTATTTCAGATAGGTCAGTGCCGCCAGCCAGATTCACCGCCGCGAGTTCAATAGTTCCGGCGTTGTTTATTGCAAGAACCACAATATCTGACTGTACGCCGTTGGTTGTGCCAAGAGTAGAACCGCTACTGATTACTAAGTTTGCAGGTGTTCCGCACACTCTAGTGACCGACCCACTTCCGAGCGTAGTAGAACGGAAGTCGAGTGACAAATATGATGCGCTAATTGTTAGCGCATTCCCGGCCACCGAAGCGGAAATGGGCTGAATTTGTGATACAGACAACAGACTTCCATCCGCTTTTTGATACCCGGCAACCCTCCACCCATTAGCCGGGCTTCCGCTCGGCACCACAATAGCGCTGTCCCCTGCCGCTGTGGTGATGTTAGCCGCGCCGGGCAGTATCAGCGTAGTAGCGTTATGGGTCAGCGTAAGCGCACCGTCAAAACGTATATACCGAGGCCCGTTGTAGTTCGTGCCAAAACTGGTTATGGTCGTCGTGCCGGTTATGTTCAGGAATACAGAGTTCTGCGCGCCTATGTCCGTAGTGGCCGCGCTTACCAGGTTTAGGGGCGTCCCTTGGCTGAATAACTGTTCCCAGCGTACAGAATCGCCAGTGGCAGACCCAGCACCAAGACCGGTCAGCTTGTTTCCGGTCATAGGCAGGTTCCCCGTGGCCGGCGTTTGGCCGTCGGACGAAAGCGACTGCGTAAGCGCCGCCGCTATGTCATTGGCCAGGTTTTGCCAGTCTGCCGCCGTTGCGGAAACCCCGTTGATTGCAGGGTTCCAGCTGTTTACTGGTAGACTGTATACTCCGCTTCCGTTACGTGACATTTTTATCCTCTATGGAATTCATCTTAAAAATACTAGCCTTTTCATTAGGTGTTTCATTGTATTCATGGCTATTGCAATGGCATAGCTCCAGCCGCGCCAGCCGCCGTTGCAGTACCAGACAAAAAACGAGAAATATATTTTATTTCTTCGGGCGTAAGCTGGCGCGCTGGTTGCGCTCGTAATGCTTTATCAACATTAACCTGGTTAGCAACACCGCTTCTTAGCACGTTAATTAAAGCGGCTGTTTGTGGTACTCCGGGGGTGTTTGTTAATAAATTAGTAATCGCGCCCCAGTTTCCTGACACGTTGGGTTTCGACGTGTAAGGTATAGATTCCATATATGAACCAACCCTTGCAAATCTGCGAAGATTTTCAATTTCTTTCGGCGTAAAAAAAGCTGATAATTTTTCTGTACCAAGTTCACGAAGTGCAGATTGATATCGTTCCGGGGAAAATGGCTTATCCCCTGCTATATTTTCGCCAAAAGCTTTTCGTTGTAAATGCGCCCCAAGCTGTAGCCTTGCTTCTGCAAACGCTTCCGGGTTTTCATTTCTTAACAATTCAGCCATTTTTTTGACTTGGCTAGACTGTGCAGTTTTTGACAGAATAAAATTTTGTACAAACGTATCCGGGTTTGCAGTCCCGTTAGCGGATGCTTCAAGAGCAGGTATTGCATCCTGCAATTGAAAGCGCCGCGCTGCCAACTGCCTAGCCGGTTCAAATACATCATCAACACCCGCATCTTCACGGACAGCCTTTTTTACTGCGCCGCGCAATGCTGAAAGAGCAGTATTCGTTGCGGGGTCATTGCTTTGGTTTGCGTTAATAACCTTAATTAGTTTATCAGCTTCTTCAACAGTAAAAAGTTTTGTTTGTTTGCCGCTCAAAAGTCCATACTTTTGAAATTCTTTTACGGGTAAATTTTTGACGACATTTTCACTGTACTGGTCAACTACGTTAGCAAAATCTTGTGCCAGTCCCTGCATAGGGATTTCAACATCTTTTCCAGCGGCTTTACGTGCCGCGCCATAAGCTGCGCCTACTTCATTTGAAAATTGCTTATCAGCGTCTTTAAGAGCATTTACTAACTGGTTGCCGCCAATTTGTTGTTCTTGTGCGCCAGTCGCAAACGACCCAATACCTTTTTGAATTTGCGCGCCTTGTTGCATAAATCTTTCGCGCAAAGGCGTGCCAACATCCAGTTGCGTCAGGTTTTTTTCAATAGCAAATTGCGCAGGATCTCGTGTTACTTGGCCGAGCGTATAAGGCATGTCAAGCGCTTTGAAGTCAGCAATTCTCATGGCCGCGCGCGGGTCTTTCCCCGCGTATTCTTTTGCGGCCTGCGTTACTTGGTTTTGCAATTCTATTTTTTGATCTTGCGTCATTGCGTTCCAATTAAGGCCGGACGCTTCTGCAAAATCTTGAGCAGATTGCTTTAATGTAACGACATCATCGCCGCGCATTTTGTTTAGTTTTGAAGATAAAAACCGTCCCACCCTGTCAGTAATAGCGCCTATTGCCGGTGTTGCAACCCCGCCAGTAACAGTACCTAATAGCACTTGACCGCGTTTAGTTGCAGCAAAATCGGGATTTTCTTCTACATTTACTGGCTGCAAAAGACCACCGGCACCGCCCAAGGCCGTTCCTTGCATAAACCTGCCGCCAGTTGTGGCTGCGGTTACTGGAAGCCTGGCCGCCATTGCTAAATTGGCAGGGCTAATAACATTACCGGCCAATCTGTACGCATCAATGCCACTTTGTCCGGTAGCCGTTCTTGCTTGTGACAGTTCTCTTTCTGCTTCAGCGATGCCTTTATCAACCCTTTGAGCCTCTGAACCAAAAAATTCTGACACTGGGTTTTTGTAAAAACCACCATAAGAAGTTAAAAACTCAAGCCCTCTAGGTGCCAACTGAGCGGCAGCGTCAATCGGGTCTCTTGCCCCTTGTAATACTCGGCCAACTGGCGAAGCAAGGATTTTTTGCCTAAGTGTAGGCTCCGGCGCTGCCTGTTGCTGGCTTTGAATCCACTCAGACAAACGGCGAGCCGATTCAGTATCACCCGCCGCATGAGCTTGTCTAAGCGCATCAAAAGCTTGATTCATGTCAGCCATTATCGTGCCCCAGGCGTGTAAAGTTGCATAATCCGATTAACGTCTTCTGGTATCTGTTGACTTGAAGTGCCTCCGGGTTGAGAACCAAACGACTGCCCTCTTGCATTTCTGGCCGGCATGGGTGGCGTTACAACAGGGTTTTTTACGTAAAATTCAGAAAGCGCATCAAAGAAATTGTCATCAATTACGCCATTGTTTCTGCGCGCATATTCTCTGGCGAATTTAGATACAGCTATATCTCGCTGAATTGCTGCACGCATGGTCGTGATAATCTGCGCCCTGCCTTCTGCTGTTTTAGACAACCCTGGCACTTGCTTTAAGAAATTGTCAAAATCTTTATCTGTCATAGGACCCGTGCCGGGCTGCCTTAATGCTCCAGCAAGTTCTCTAGTTAAAGCTTCTGCCGCTTGTTTATTGCCTAATTTTGGGTCTAGTTTTACGCCAAAAGATTGAGCAAATGAAGCCATATCAGCAATAGCCGGTGCAGCAGCACCGCCGTCAATGCCGGTTAAAAGTTCTTCCATTCTTCCCAGTTGCGCCAGTTTTTTGGGGGCATCAAATCCGGCTTGATTTATTGTCGCTCTTATTTCACCTAACCCTTTTCCATAAACTTTTGATTGCTCACTTTCCTGAGTATTAAAGTTTCTAGCATCTACATTTACAGTCGGCCTGCCAGCAGCCGCAATGCTTCTTTTTGCCCCTACCAATGGCTGATTTATTACAAGTTCACCATCAGCCCCGCGAATAAGCATATCCTTAAATGGGTTGCCTGTTTTTTGTAACGGGGTCACGTTTGCAGGTATATCACCGAACTCAGTTACTGGCACTAATTGACCGTCAACATCCTTAAATTGAACCTTATCACGCCCAAAATTGCGCGATTCATAATAAGATTTTACGGTTTCTACCGGAACACCGGCGGCTATGGCTTGTTGTGGCGTTGAGCTTTGCAGAATGGACATTAAGCGTTGATTTTCTTGCGCTTTGCGTTGCTGTTCGGCTTGTTGTTGGGCAAAATTTGCCGCGCCAGTAAAACCCGCCTGACGATAGCCAGCATCAGGCGCACTCATTAGCGCCCTGAAAGCGCCTGGCATATCTTGTGGCTCTGCGGGTCTTGGTGGGCCAGCAACATCGGGCGGCAATACTTCAGCCGGTCGGCCTTGTGCTTTTTCAGTGAAACCACGAAGCGCATCAGCCATGGCTTTGTTTCTCTCGCCGCCGATTTGCGTTATTTCTTCCTGCGCCATTTGTTGCCCACGCATACCGCCGAGCGAACGAAGGCCAGCGGCTAGATATTCAAGCGGGTTAGGGGCAACGTATATATTCCCCACCATGCGGCCTTGCGGGGCTTGGTATTGAGCTTGCTGGCCGTAGCGTAATGCTCTTTCACGCGCTAGTTGTAACTGTTGTTCGTAGTCTGTCATTAAAATAATCCTTTAATGAAATTACCACCCAAAGAACCACCGCCAGCAACCGGAAGCTTGGCAATTCCCATACCTAACCCAAAAAGACCGCTTAACGGGCTAGAGGCTTGCTCGGCGTTGTAAGCGTTCAATTGTGCGCCATATTGAGCATTTGCAGCATTCAGGTAATCAGGGCCTTGCGTAGCGTTTTGCAGTGCAAATTGCTGGAACTGAGGCGCTTGTACTTGATTGCCAGAGCGTAGCGCGTTAATCAGGTTAAGCGGTCGGTCTTGCAGATAAGCCTGTTCTTGAAGCGCCGCTGCACGGTTAGCTTGGTCAAGACTGATACCCTGCATTGCAGCTTGCGTCATCAGATCATTAGCTTGCTGGTTTTGAATTGCCATCTCACGCGAAAATGCGTCAGAACCGAGACCAATGCCGGTATTTGCCAATCGTTGCCGGGTGGCTTCTTCTTGCGCTTGCAGTTGCGGCCTAAGTCTGGCCAAGATCGCATCTTGCGCGGTCTGTCCGACATTAATGCCTCTGGTCGGTAAACCGCTGACATCTAGCTCAGGGTTTTCAAATATCCGGCGAGCGCGGTCAAAGCCAAGATTGGCAACCTCGCCGTATTTTCGATTGAGCGCTAGTTGCTCGTCAAGTGCGGCTTGGGCTTCCGGGGTCAGATCGGTATATTGTTCCCATTGCTCGCCTTGGGTCATGAAATCTTCTTCTTTTGGGCGAACAGGTGGGCCACCTGATTGAAACTCGATCCCTGATGCGCCAGATTCTAATAAGCCAGACCCAAGACGACCACGTAATGAATTATCAGCTACTTGAGGCTGTCCAGAATTGTACGCTTCTAGGTTTTTATAATAACGATCAAGTGCCGAATTATAAGCGCTTGTATTTAGGCTGCCAGTAGGCTTTCTGGTATAAGTCAGCGAACCCCAAGGCGTATATTGATTGATACGATTGGCTTGGGTAGCGTATTTTGCGGCTTCTAAATTGCCAGCCGCCGTTTGTTCTGCCGCGCCGCGATAATCTGGCGGGGGTGGCGCGTCTCCTTTGCCGCCCTCTAAAGTTACAGGACGGTAGCTTAATACGCCAATTTTGCGAAACGCATTTATCGGCAAATCAGGCTGGTCATGAAAGTACCGCATACTTTTTCCCTTTAATATATTTACATTCGTCCTTGAACATTCGGAACAAATATATATCACCGCCAGGGATAGCCTGCGCTAATGTTGATTCTAGCGTAAATCCCATCTGCCTGACAAGGCTTATACATTTTTCGTTCGTTGATGCTACCGGAACCGTGATTCGTTTGACGTTTAGCTGATTGAACGGGTAGTCGTAGATTATTCCTAAAAACTTTCTGTTCGCCCAGTTTCCTTCACCAGCGATATGGCAAAAGATGTTTGTTCCTGAGTAATCCTCATAAACCACGCCAGCGTTTAATTTTCCTTCCTTAATCTGGCCAATAGCAGTGCCGCGTCTAGGAGTCCATTCGCCCCCTGCTTTTTCGAGTACCCATTGCCCGACTATTTCGGCGTCAAAGCACAGAGTTGGCAGGCTGGTAGACATAATCGACATTGGTGAATCGTACTTCTGCCCCGTTATTTTGCACTTTTAATCTAAGCGCGGCAGAGTTTGCCACCGCGCCAACAGTATTCCAGCCCGTCGTTGAACGAAGCCCACCACCCCAGACCATCGTACCCCAAACCATCGAACTCCACACCATGCCCGTAGGTGCGACAAAACTTAACGTGCCTTGTGGGTCTTGTGCCAGATAGTTTGTATTCAGACCGTAAACAGCGGTCGGGTTTCCGCTCGTTAAAATATACGGGCGCACCATGGTGAAATACTTGTTGAATGCCTTATTGCCGAAGTAACCGAAAGCGGTCAGGCAGTCAGCTTGAATAGGCGCGGACACGTCAACATTAGACACCCACGCTTTATAGACCTTGGTGTTGTCTGCATAATAAAAGCCAGTCGAGGCACGCAACAACACGTTCGCATTCCAGCCGGTGAACTTAGTCCATGCGCCAGTAATTGTGTTTTGTGCGAACTGATACGCCCCGCCGGTTGCCGGTACGTTCAATAACATCATGTTTTCTTCGGGGAAAAGGCACAATTGCCACCCGAATGCCGACGAGAAAGAATTTGCAGCTATTGAGACACTGTTCTGTATTTTGTCGGTCAAAGCCACTCGTCTATCGACACTTGCGGACAATAACCCTTTACCCAAAGGAAATACACCCTCGGTCGTATTAACAGCTAGA